TGAAGGTCAATCTATTATAGGTCCTACTGGACCTGAAGGAAAGGACGGAATGACTGGACCCACAGGTCCTACCGGTCCCGTATGTACGGGACCGACAGGTCCAACAGGAATTATTGGTGCTACGGGAATTACTGGTCCTGCAGGACCCACAGGACAAAATTTTACAGGTCCAACAGGTCCCGTGGGGGCCTTCAATAGTTATAGATAATATGGATGGTACTATAACTATAGGAAATACAACTATAGACATATGCAACTTAGTTTTTACTTATTGTGTAACAGCTGCAGCAGAAGATGTTAGCGGTCTAGTTGTTGATGTCAATACATCTACAGAAGTAGATGCTTCTATAAATGACACGAAATGCAATTTTGGTTCAACAACAACTTGGGTAGTAACAAGTAGCAGCAGTAACATTTCGTCTATAACACCTATAATATCAAATGATGGTAAATTTACTATAGTGGTGGATGATGATCAGCCATGGTTTTTTAATTATGATATAAAATGTGACAATATGACTAAAGATGGTGCCCAAGTATCTGGCACAGTGAACGTTCCACTTCCTGTTGGGGATAATTTAATTCCAGTTACTCTTGATACTGATAATAAAGGGGTTAATTCACATTTTACACAAACATCATATGGTTACTTATTTGATGGCAATACCACGACTGCTACTAATTTCGATGAACAAAGACTTCATCAAGGTAGTTTTATTGAAGTTCCGACTACTGTTCTTTATCCGGCGGGTACATCAGTTGAAGTGTACTGGACTAATTCAGATTATATGGACCCAACAGATGCTAAGTGGGAACTTCAAGTTGGATTATGGAACAATGGAACTCCTACTATAAATGAAACTATTTATACTTTTGATGGTTCAACCGATACTTTTACAAGCCCGGCGCCCGCTAATCTTCCAACTATGGCTTTTGATTATATTTTAATTACTGCTCTCGAAGATAATAGTGGAGATGATCCAGTATTTATAGAAATCACTCTTGGAAATATATCTAATATTTAGATTTCAATTTCAAATATAAAATGTATGATAAATGAGAATAGTTCCATTTATCATACTATTATTCATAATTTTATGTATTATTGTCGTCTTTTGTGTTTGTAAAAAAGAAAACTATACATCTAGAGTAAAAGGAATTTGTTATTTTGACATAGATGGGACATTAACATCATCTCAAAACGATAGAAACGACCTAATTAAACAATGTCTAGATAATAACTTCGCAGTAGGTATTATTACAGCAAGTGGAAGAAGAATACACAACGTTTGCGATGGAGATCGCCCAATTGTACCATGGATGCCCAGTACACTATGTAAACAATTTAACAAAAACAGGGGGATGTATAACAGTACGACAGTTTTGGCAGGTAAATCACTTCATACAGAAATCCCATCAGATTATCCACTCAATGAAAGTCCTGGTTATGTAAAAGGATATGCTATGGCACACGGGAGGGATAAATTTTATCCAAATGTTCCAGATAAATGTGTTGTTCTATTTGATGATCAAATCTCATTCATGAAGGATGTACATAGATTTAATCCTAATTTTGAGACTCAGTGTGCGAATAAAATTTGTGGTCTTAATGGAATGTTAACATCTGATATAGTTCGGAATAAAATTAGACAGATGCAATTGAATGGTTGTGGGAATAATTAGTTCGATAATAGAACTGTATAAAACGGTTGGTTGTCGATTTTGTAGCCAATAATTTTGATTTCTTGAGAGAATGGATGTCCTCTGATAGATATTTTTCTGATATTGTTCTCGTTACGATATGCATATAACGTAAAAGCAAACATATTTTTTGATTCGCCTGCATATATACCCACGTTATGACCATCCCTAGCCCAAGAAAGAGCTATATCCATAGCTTTACTTAGGGATGAAGTATTCTGGGCTAAGTATATTTTGGCATCTATCAACCGGTTGCTGAAAAAATATGGGGTATTGTTTCCAATCTGGATTTCAGAGTGTAGTGCATAGTTTACATTATTTTCATTAATCCATTTTTCGACAGAATCTTCTCCGTATAGGATGACTTGATTATTATATTGATTAAAATCTGTTATATCTACATAATAATTGCTAATTTCAGATCTTGTATGATATTGAAGAACACTATCGCGACTTCGTTTCGCACTTAGTCTCAATACGTAAATCAGTCTTTTTATTGTTTCTTCGTTATTTACAACGATTTTTCCATCTTCAAGTATCGGGCTATCTAACGAAAAAGTTTTTGACACATGAGCGTATTTATATTCCGGATTGATTGAAAAAAATCGCCTAGCAAACTCAGCTATATTATGGTCAGTAATTTCAACAATATCTTCGTTGTACAAGAATCTCGAATATATCCATAAGGTATATTCAGAAATATATCGGGCTAATTTTTTGTTCATGTTATATATATCTAAATTGGACTGTTTTTCTTCGGGAAAACTCGTTCCAAAATGTTTCGCTGGAAGACCATCGACAGGTGGTGAGTTTTCGACGGGTATAGAAACATTGACATTGCCAATCACACCATTAATTTCTTTTGTCACAGAATCATCAACAGTCTGTGACTCTACCCTCATTTTCATCTCTCTGGTCAACTCTAGTACTATATCCAAAGGAGGTTTATGGATGGTTTGGTTATTAGTTTCCTTCACTCTAATTGGTTGTAAAGGACTTGTGATCAGAGAAATATTATGCTTATTAAAAAGTATATTAATTCGTCTGGTCTTTCCATATGAATCGATCCATTGTGATTTAACCTTAATGTCTCTTGGAATCGGTAAATAACTTTCGAGAATTCTTTTATCAAGCGCATATGATTTTCTTATACGTGAATACACGTTCCTAATATTCTTGGCTTCCATGTAACTGAAAGAATATTCGGTTTTGCCAGATTTCGTATCGAATCTTACGATTAATTCACACTGAGGATATTTGGCATGATCCGATTCACTTCCCATATGTTCAAAAATATAAATACATCTGTTATTATTACGGTTTTTGTAATAGGCCTGAAGATGCCGGGGAAGTGTCATTTCTCCATCCAGTACCTTTTTTGAGAATAAGAAGATATTACACTCAAAATAATCTTCCAAGATATGAATAAACAGATTTGGATCCAGATATGTATTTGGATTTTTTAAATCATCGATAATTTGTGAAGAAGTACGATCATACATTTCCTGACGACCCAGAGCAACAATAGATTTCCTAGCTAAACGATTTCTGACATCAATAAGTACACTTTCTCTCTCATCCTGATCTTTAACATCTAAAATACCTGTCTCATCATTAAGTGCCTCCATCACACAGTTTAAGAAGCTGTGTTCATTCCTGAAGACTCCTGTACGAACATATTCATATTTCGGGTCGGGATATATAAATGTAAATAATTTCTCGATATTAGCAGGTAACTTACCAAACTTAGCATACCCTAAGAATTTATTTGTGCGAATAATATCAGTTGTTTTATCTTTTTTATCGGCAGGTTCTTTTCCTTCATAGTAATGTAGATATATCTCTTTATTGCGCTGATCCTTTTTGTAACAACACGGAACATATGGGTATATATCCGCGTTTTTGAGCTTATTTTTTCTAATACCCGGGTATATAAATGATTTATTTTTACATGCATAATATAACTGTTCCTCTCCATCCATCGGAAATCTTAGAGATTTTGCATCATCTGGTACATCTCGAGGAAACTTCATCACTTGTGTGCCTTCCGCGTTCAATTTGATAGCTTCTTCTTCACTTATAATTTCTGGCATCCGTTCATTTTTACATTTTCGTGTATATCCAGATATATAGAGATCTGGGGCAACATCTTTATGTCGTAGGACTACTTTTTCTTCTACTTCTTCTACTACTGTTCCAAAATCTGGTATGTAGTATCTGTAATATTCTACGATTGAATTAAATTCAGCATCATAAATCATGTATAGCTTTCCCAACATCTCCTGAAAAATATTCACAGAACGAACATTATCCGCCTTCGAAACCCTTACTCTAATATATTTCCCTCCTAAAGGGAACAAATCGGGATCCTCGTCTTTCATTGTCTGGTCACCTTTGATCATAACTTTTTCAGTTATAGTAGCCGTAACATTTCCTGTAGAAGGGTGATAAAAATGAATGTATATCCCTGCTTTCTTTTTAGTTGCTTTAGTACTATCATCAATGTTAATTAAACTACTAAATATTGGATTGTTCATAGTTAGTTCAGCGAATACGTATTTATTAAAACTTTGCATCGGTATATAGAAAACTCCAGTAACACTACTATCTTCAACTGACTTAATTTTAACATCCAGGTGGGGAAAAACACCCATAGTTCGGTCAATAAATTCTTCCCTTGATACGTTCCCCTTTTCTGTACTGATAGTAATTTTTGTACTTACACTACCGTCTGGGTCCAACTTAATAACTGCGTCTTCGTAGTTAGAAATTTTGGAACTATGCCCTAAAAACTGGCGTTGAGATACTTTTAAAGTTACTGATTCTGGCTCAGTATATAACCACTTTTCCTCATCTGAAGGGATAAAATCTTTAAAAATCTTAAAGAAATCATGCGCTATAGCCATAGGAACCAGCGGTGTTAGTATAACTGAATTAAATATCTCCAGTAACGAAATATTAGATAGATCTAACATAAGAATAAAATCTATTTTCTCGACTTTTAAATCAGTATATACAATAGCTTCATCTATAGAGTCATATTCACGAAATAATTTGGACGTTCTTTCAGCCTCTTCTTGTCGCGAACTTATCGATTCCCTTAGATATCTTTTGTACAGATCCCTACGATCCCAGTCTCTAGGAACTTGAGTAGCAGAAATGTATATACCCGCCGCAACTAATTCATCAGATATCTCATACAAGGCCATTTTACCGGCACTCTTGTATTCGCTGTTTAATATGTTATTATATGCCATCCAGATATGCACAACTTCATCCCTTATTGACATTCTGCCTGTAATTTTAACTTTCATTTTTTCGATTAGTTCGGTGATAGACGTGTTTCTTCTAGCAGAATCTTTGATTTCTTTGAGGAGATTTTTATACTCGATGTTGTTTTTCCTATCTCGAATCTCCTCATTTGTTATACCGTTTGGAAAATAAAGATATTCGCTCAATATACCCAAAGAAGCGGCCAATCTATTTTGAAATGTTTCTAGAGTATCGAGCTCGTATATCTTAAATTTTTTTCCATTAACAAGAACCATATTTCTTTTATGTTTGCAAATATTTGTTTAATTTCTTAATAATCAGGTATTATGTATACTCCTGTATACATAATCGATCAATTATTCTTATTATCATCAAAAATAGATCAAAAACTCTAGAATAAAATTAACAAGACCCTTCTCGTTAAAAAATATACTCAAACCATCTCTGGCTTTCCAAATCTCTGCCCTCATTATGAGCTCGGAAAAAACACTTAACGCTGTTTTTTCCGGTATATTTACCGTAAAGTGTCGATTATATTTATCCATATTTGGAATAGATCGAGTAATTAAGTCGGATATTACACCAGACTGAAATCTTTCTAGTAATAGTTCGTATACATAATATGAATACACTCCCTCTACATCTTGTGTGGATTCGTTATAATATGCCAGCTCATTATATGGCTTAGCACCTTCTTCAGGTATCCCATAGATTTTCCCACCGAAAAAATCTTTTTTCCAACCCTTGATAGACTTGTGCCTCTCTTCCAAGAGATAATGTAAATATGCTCTTCCAAGTGTCGTTTCAGACATTTGTATATTTTAAAATATACAAAATATTTTTCATTTTTAATAAGGACTCAAAGTTAGTTTTTCCACCTTTCTAGTCTCTTTATCAATTTCAAACTAATGAATGATCACTTGGCGACCATTCACATCAAAATGTCTCTGGACCTCAAGAAAATCGTCTAAACAATTCTAGTTGTACCAAACTTCTTGGTTACCATTATACACGGAATATCCGAGCTGTAATATACATCGAGGATCGATCATATCCGATATTTTCTAGCGGGATCTCCAAAAATAAGTATAAAATTTCATCGGTACTGCCATATTTATACCTCTAAACAATCCGAATATTTATTTCAATTTAAAGTGAACCAGCGAACGCAATAATAGATCCAGTATCTCTTCCGCCTTTATGGACCTTTTTAAACTTTCCATCTTTACCAAACCCGATGTAATGCGGAACTCCTCTGTATTGAGGGTCCCATTTATTTAGAAATTTAGCCGCATCCCGTTCTGATTGTGTCCCATCAATTTCTATGGAACATGCAACCACATTTTTACTTGAATTTGCAAATTTTTGGAAAGCAGGCTTGGCCTGTTGACAGTATCCACAAAAGGATCCTTGTGCCATAATAACACAAGCTTTTCCCTGACCAACATATGGTTTAAGATTACCATCAGAGTCGAAATCTTCTATTTCCAGATATGCTACGTTTTCCATTTATTATTCGCAGAATAATTTTTAATAGTTCATTTAAAGTTTATTGATTATGTTAGAAAAGATATGACAGTGATTTTTAAAGCAAAGACTAACAACGCATTCGCAATCAAAATTCTTGCTGAACTCCTCCAAAATAACATCAAGACTGCACATTTTGAAGTGGATGGGAGTGGAATTCGATTATGCATGATGGACAGTCACCGTACAATTCTTATCCACGTGGTCCTGGAAAGTCAAAATTTTACCGTGTATAAGTTCAGACCAAGGGATAAAATGTATCTTGGTATCAATTTAAATCATTTCCACAAAATGCTTAAATCCATCAAGAAGAAAGATTCCATGCAACTCTTTATTAACGATGATGCCCCAACAGATCTGGGGATCAAAGTAATTCCCAGAGAAAACAACAGAATCACAACATCTTTTGTGAAGATACAGGAAATTCAAACTCTAGATATCTCCATCCCAGAAGGTTACGACAAGCCTATTATAGTACCTAGCGCAGAGTATCAAAAGATGTGTAAAGACATGTCACATATAGCCAAGACTGTGCAGATAATTGCCCGAAATTTTCACATTAAATTTATCTGTAATGCCGGAGGTATCATGAAAAGGCATGTCGAGTTCGGGGAAATGGGTGATTCTGATGACGAAGACGAAGACGAAGAAGATAACGTCGAATATAAGCAAAATTTTGAGACTGATCAACTCTCTCGAATCACAAAAATCGCCGGGCTAAGTACCAACATGCAAATATACCCCAAAGAAGGACTACCATTGCATTTTCGTTCATGTGTTAGAGATCTCGGTACCATCTCGATCTACATCAAGTCAAAAGATCTGATCGAGATGGAAAAAAAGCTACCCGTTTCTGACGATGATGAATCTGACGACGACTTTTAAGTGAATATTACATAAAACAAATCATATATTACATGAAACAAATCATATACTATCTTAAAGAAATAATTTCTTTAAGATAAATGGCAGATAAACACTTTATTTTGTATAATATACATTTTACGCAAAGATGTAGCGATAACTACATTGACGCCACTCAAATGTGTCAATCGAAAAAGAAAATGTTCGCCAATTGGTTCAGAACCAAGAAGGCAAAGTTAGCCCTAAAACCCTTCGAAAATGCCCTGTATAAAAACAACAGACACACATGGATCATTCCAGATTGTGTCCCATTTCTTCTCAACTGGTTACTGAGAAAAGAGGTTGACTTTACCACTGTTAAACATGAGCTCGATAAACCTTTCCCCGAAGAAGAAAAACCCCCAATTACATCTAAAGTTTGTAGCAAATGTCACGAAGATTTACCTCTTCTCCACTTTGGTAAGAATAAACGTAAAAAGGATGGTTACGACATCAGATGTAAGAATTGTTACAAGGAAGAACGTCAAAGGAAAGCAGACCACCACGCAAGCCGCACCCTAGAATATTATCACGAAAACAAAAAGAAATGCAATGCCAAACGTGCCGAATGGGTCAAGAAAAACCGAGATAAAGTTAACGCCGCAAACCGTCGTGCGTACGCAAAAAAGAAAGCCATTCAGGCTCAAGAAGAAAAAGTAGACGAGGTCGCCGAAAATATTATGAGCAATATTACTCTCATGGACAAGAAAGACAACCCCCATAAAATCATATGCAGAGAATCTGACGGATATATCAATGTGACCAATTTATGTAAAGCTGGAGGGAGACATTTTAAAACATGGAATAGGAGAACAAGAACACAGGAATTTTTAAAGATATTAAAAGAACAATTAGAAAGTGAATATAATCAAAAAGAACCGGGACAAAATTGCACCGCCTCTCCAAACTCAGATATTCACATAGAACTAGTGAAATATGATGAATCTTATGGAAAAAATAGAGGTACTTGGGTCCATCCCAAAGTCGCGATAAATATTGCTCAATGGATTTCGCCAAAATTTGATGTACAGGTGTCTACGTGGATTCATAAATTATTAGTGGTTGGGGAGGTTAAGATGACTGACGGGAAAGATGACAAGAGGATTATGGAAATACAGAAGGGAAAGGTGAAGTATAATAGGTTGATGGGTGAGGGAAAGGAAGAGGAAGCGGAAAAGGTAGGAAATGATGTATTTGAGAGGATAAAAGAGTTGGAAGAGAAAAACAAAGAGTTGGAACTCAAATATAAAGCGTCTTTAGGTGAGATAAAGAGATTGAGTACCTACCTCGAGCGAAAAAGAAGGAAGCAATATGATAAAGGAAAATGCATCTATGTTATGAAACACAAGGAGTTTAAGGATATGTATAAAGTTGGTATATCTAATAATCTAACGTCTAGGATGAGCACGTACAATACAGCAGCCCCGGAAAATTTTGAACTTATATATACTCAACATACTGTATATAATTCTTTGGTGGAGACGATGGTGAAGAAGAAGTTGATAGATTATTTGTATGTTCTGAATAAAGAATGGTATGAAATTGTTCAAGGTCCAGATGTTTTGATAGATAATATTAAACGTGCTGTTGAATATTTTGAGAATAATTAACTATTTTGTACTAATAAATGAGTATAGACAGAGCAACAATTTTTACTTCCTATATTTTATTCAGTGTTACAATATTATTTTTTACCTTTGTTTTGATTAATACTAATCCAAATATAGTTCAAGACGAAGATGGGAATAATAGCACCCTTAAATCGGTAGGATATTCGTTCATTTTCTCTCTAATTTTCACACTTATAATATCTTATTTAAGTATCAGAGCTGACAGACAAAAATTATAAAATCTGGCATGTGATAAATGAAGATCGAATTTAAGATTGATTATAAGAATCCCATAATCTTATCAGGTATCGGAATAGTGATCATGTTTATTGTGTCATTATTAGTATTATGGTTGACAAAACCACCGTACATTATGGGAATAACCAAGAGTGGGGTCAGATCAATAGACTGTTGTATGTTAGTTATGTATAGCGCTCTGTTTAGTGTCGTATCTGGTGTTATTATTTATATGTGTGCAACGATGAAACTATCTCCTAAGCCTGCTGGAAAAATTAGCAAGATGAGTTTTAACCCCGGGTTTGCTAACTACTCTTATTCGCCTCGATACAGCGAAGAATAAATAAATGAAATATGAATATCGTTGCGGACCCAATTTATTGTTACACATGGAATTAATCAATCCAGATAATGCATAATATTATTTAAACAATATGGATCGGTTATCCAAAAGATGAGTAAAGTTACTAGTCCAACTAAACTATACATAAAAGAGCTTAATCTCGAATTGTTACAACCCAATACAAAGACATATATGGATAAGGATCAGGGGGGTTCTAAGCACGTTGTGATCGGTAAGCCCGGATGCTTTAAAGCAGGCACTAGAGTCCTTATGTACGATGGTGATGTTAAAAATGTTGAAAATATTAAACAAGGGGAACGAGTTATGGGTGATGATTCTACTCCTCGTGTTGTTCAAGAATTGTGTCATAATTATGACGAAATGTTTGAAATAATACCAAATAAAGGTATCACAATTACGGTCAATAGACAACATATTTTAAGTTTAAAATGCACGGGGTATAATTCACATAAAAAAGGTGAAATTATTGATATTACTGTTGATGAATATCTCAAAAAGAGTAAAACTTTTCAAAAAAGATACAAGTGGTACAGGACCGGAGTTGAATTTTCGACCAATAAAGTTGAATTTCACCCTTACATAATTGGTGTCTGGTTAGGGGATGGTACTTCAGCAACGTGTGAAATTACAAATATTGACAAAGAAATTGTTGATTATTTACAAGATTACTTTACAAGAAAGGGTTATTTGATTACAAAAAAAGGTTCAGACAAAGAAAAATCAATAACATACAGGATTAGATCTCAAGAAGGGACTAAAGGGAAGAACGGATTTCTTAATTTTCTAAGAAAAAATAATTTACTAAACAACAAGCATATACCGCATAAGTATAAAATTAATTCTAGAGAAAACAGATTGGAATTATTGGCGGGGTTGATAGACACTGATGGTTATTATGATACCAAAGGAAAAGGTTTTGAAATTACACAAAAAAATGAGAGACTTGTAGATGATATTATTTTTGTATCTAGATCTTTAGGGTTTAGCGCGTATAAAAAAATATGTCTAAAATCTTGTCGCAATTCCCCGGATCCGAATCATGTCGATACCTATTATAGGTGTTTTATATCCGGTAACGGCATTGAGGAGATACCGTCAAAATTACATAGAAAACAGTCTTTAAAAAGAAACCAAATAAAGGATAATTTAGTCACAGGATTTAAATTGAAAAGTGTTGGGTATGGTGAATATTATGGATTCACTCTAAGTAACAATCATCGATTCTTGCTTGAAGACTTTTCGGTGGTCCATAACACGGGTAAAAGTACATTGATAGCATCTCTCCTGTATGCTAAGAAGCATATTTACCCATGTGGAATGGTTATTTCTGGAACAGAGGATAGCAACGGTTTCTATAAGACAATGTTCCCAAGTACTTTTATTTTTAATAAGTATGATGAAGAACAGCTTCGTAGTTTTATAAAAAGACAAAAAATAGCTAAAAAACATTTATCAAATCCATGGGGTGTCTGTATTCTAGATGATTGTACAGATAATCCCGGTCTATTTAGAAAACCTTTACAACAAGGTATATACAAGAATTCTAGACACTGGAAAATGTGGTATATTTTATCTTTACAATACTGCATGGATGTTAAACCTGTTATTAGAACAAATGTAGATGGTACTTTTATTCTTCGTGAGCCTAATTTGAAAAATCGTAGGTCTTTATGGGAAAATTATGCCGGTATTATACCGGATTTTTCTATGTTTTGTGATATCATGGATCAAATAACGAACGATTATACCGCTCTGTACATCCACAACGCGACAAAAAGTAATAACCTAGAAGACTGCTTATTCTGGTACAAAGCAAAACCTATTCCCAAAGGTTTCAAGTTTGGGTGCCCAGATTACTGGTCGTTTCACTATGCGAGGTACAACCCGGATTATGTGGAGCCGTTCTTGTCATAATATTATATTTGTTGAGTGGGAGATAATAACTTGAAGTTATTATCTCTAAATTGATTGGTTTTCTTTAATACAATCATTCACTACCATATCTAGCCCTTCATCAAGAGCTTGTTGTTTGGATTCTACGGTTTTCAACCTCTTGTTGACTTGTTCTAATCTATTTTTAAGATTATATGTTATTATTCTTTGCATTGTGTCTGGGATTTTAGCTTTTTTGGTGTGTTTTACATCTTCGTTTAATTCATCTATGTTATTTTGAAATTGTGTCAATAGTACCAAAAGATTTATTTTTGCAACTACGCTATCTGGAAAAAATACATACAGGAATAATTGTAGTAGTATAAGTGGATACCTTTTATTATCAGTCCAAGCATCTCTTACCATCGTTTCAGCACTATTGACAAACAATGCTAACATTAGTTTTACGGAATTAAAAGCAGAGTTCATACTTTATATGTACGTATTGTTTCTATAAATATGTTTCAATTATCTACGTCTTCTATGTCTTGATCGTCTTCTTGATCGTCTTCTTGATCGTCTTCTACTATATCTCATCCTTGATCGTCTTCTTGATCGTCTTCTTGATCGTCTTCTAGATTTGCGCCTCCTTGATCGTTTGAGTGATCCTGACCCTCCGTATTTTCCTTTTAGCCATTTTTTGAGAGAGTTGATTTTTGGACCGTGAGATCTTTTGATAGCTCTGTTTCTATTAAGAACCATTAGACTTCCGAGACAGCTACGATAACCGTATTTTTTTACACAAGCAGACAATAAGCGTCGTTGAGTTGTGACAGGTTTTGAGAGAAACCCTTTACCACCTAATTTTCCAGGTCTTGTAATCCATTGTCTGGATCTACGACGCCTTGATTTACGTCGATGAGATCGTGATTTTGTCATTTATCATACCCAACATAAAATTGAAAATAAATTTTCTGCATGCTGGGGTATCTAAATGGCACAAACAAGTTTTGACATGAATTCAGCTATTGCTTATTGTTCTATTATAGCAAATATAGCGGTTTTACCGCTTAATATAATATTAATTCTGCTATACCATTGCGACCCCGACGCGAGTATCATAAAAACGATTTGTTTTTGTTTGATTGTCTCGGGTACCGCAACAGGTATATTATTGTTCACATTATGGGAATACGATTGTGCAAGTAATTGTTTATTTATGATACTCATTGACGGTAGTAACTTTCAGAGATGTTGTCAAAATGGTTGGAAGGGTTGGTAATAAACTAAGATCCAGTTCTCATAATTCTTTTTGCTTCACTTAATGCCATTTTTCTAGATATTTTTTGCCAAAAAGAATCGGATGGACATATATGAATCATTCCGGGAAGATTTTTGAGAACATCTGTTTCAGCTACCCCGTTAATATAAACTTGAGCAAGCATATCAAGAACTTCCTGTTGGCTTTTTGCGTCCCCGTGGGCAGCCTGGGAAAGAACATCCAAAACTATCGGCAAGGATAGATAATATTGCCAATCTCCCACAAAAGAATGTCCCCAGACAATGGCGTTCAATACGGTATTTAATGGGTGGTTATCTGGGTATCCAGGAATACGTGCCCCGATATCTACATACCTGTTAAGTTCACCCAGTTTTTCCAATGCATACTTGTGGTCTTGTGTAGACATTGCAATGTCTACCATCACTGGCTGTATTTGGGGTTCATTCTGTAGGGCATATACAAGCATATTGGCCTGGAATGCGAGATCTTGGTAAAAATTAGTTGATGTTATTGCCGATTTGACATCTCCCATGACTCTACCAGTCGCAGATTTAACATCTCCAGCAAACTCAGCGACCCCACTATAAAACCAGTCAGCAGCTCGCTCGTACATTTCTTGAAGGTGTTTAAAATCATCTCCATTCCATCCGAATTTAGCTTCATTTCTACCTGATAAATATTTAAATCTTGCCGGTTGGGATCTAATCAGACTATCGATAATTTGTCTTACATTCCTTTTAGTTTTTCTCTTTGGTGCTGGACAATCATCACCAAAGCGGTGTTTAACCCTTCTAGGGGATTTTCTCCTAGATCTCCTCCTAGACTTACGTCTTGACTTACGTCTTGACTTACGTCTTGACTTTCTCCTCCTAGATCTCCTCCTAGACTTACGTCTTGACTTTCTACGTCTTGACTTTCTACGTCTTGACTTTCTCCTCCTAGACTTACGTCTTGACTTTCTCCTCCTAGATCTCCTCCTAGACTTACGTCTTGACTTTCTCCGTCTTTGGGACCTTCTTTTTGGTCCTGGTTTTTTAACCCCGTGTAGACATCGTCTTTTTCTAGATCTTCTCCGGGATTTACGTCGTTTTGTCATAGACATTTATTATATGACGAGAAATTATTGCAATATAATAAATGTCTGGTGTAATGATTTCTAGAAAAGAATTGATAAAGGCTAATATAAGTAGATTACTAGAATTAGTCGATAAACAACCCAGAACTAACAGTAAGGTAGATAATATAGGTTATATATTTTTGATAGATAAGAAACAATCCAATATACTCAAGAAATTACCTAAGGGTAAACGGAGAGTATTATATATAAATTCTCCGTCATTTATATCTAACATAGAAGCATTTTACAGTATTATTTATAACGTACGTAAAAAAATATGTGAAATTCGATATGATATAGATAGCATTAAAAATTTGGAACGTGTATTACAGGCAATTCTCGTTTACTTACCACGGGATGTTATTTTATGGACGGGTATAATTTCACCAGAATATTACGAAAACTATATCTTAATAGGATTCAACAATCCTTATATAACGAAAATAAGTCCTCTAGGATACAGATTTAATCAGGAAGGCATTGCATTCATGAAACTAAATATGCCGTCGGAATCTATTAGCAAAACAACAGTACGTAATAAGCTTAAATATGCAACTGACCAAAAATTTGGATACCATTGTAAGATTTACGCTAAATTTACCCCTAAAGCTCTTAAGTTTTTGAAAAAAATTAATAGTTCGGTTGTTATGGTGGAAAACAAGAAATTAAAAGAAAAAGAATTAGCGGGTTCTTTACGTGTAAGTGAAGTAAATAATATCAACGGTAAAATTGTATTTGAATTATCCCCTGATTCAAAAAGCATTAAATCTGGTGCCGAAGAAGAAGTTGATGCAGTCTGGAGCAGATATAATTTTCACACACATCCTAAAAAAGCTTATATCAATCATAATGTGAAAAATGGATGGCCGTCTTCTCAAGATTATGTCGGATTCGTTCAGTTGAAAAATCACACGATTTTTCACACTGTTGTAACATTAGAAGGTATTTATATTATATCTTTTAGTCCTGAATGGGATGGTGATCCCAATAAAATAAATCAGAGACGTATTTTGAATGATTACGATATAGATCACAAGGAAGATATTACATTTGAAAAATATACAGAAATTATTAATAATAAAAAATACAATGGTAAACAATTATTTATTGTTAAGTATATGCCTTGGAATAGAGCATCTCAAATTTTCCCTATATTTTATGCAAAAACGAATGGTTCATGCTTGGCGACAGATCAAAATTTTAATATTGTTCAGAAGTGACCTGCACAGAACCGGTTTCTTGTGGTCCCCATTTCTTATACGCATAAAAACCTGCATATCCTACTGCAAGTAACCCCAAAACCATAATTATAAGCCACCAATAACTAGACGGATTCTCATTCTCGACACATTTGGAATCATTGCATTGATAACCATCAGGACAGTCTGAATCATTATTGCATTCAGGTGGCTCTACCCCGCATTCTTGTTCACAATCTTCTTGTGAACCATATTGTCCTATCCTACCGGTAGGATCCTGTATACATTTTCCTCCGACACAACCCCAGGTTGGTGTTACAGGTTCACAAGATTGTTCACAATCTTCTTGTGAATCATATTGTCCTATCCTACCGAAAGGATCCTGTATACATTTTCCTCCGACACACATCCATTTTTCTGATTCGGGGTCACTCCTCAACAAAGAGTGACCTATTGATCTATTCGTGGATTGGGGGTTAAGGGCGTTACATGCGTTAGAGTACTGCATTCCTGGTTTAGTGCAGATACTGACATTTGAATTTGGACAATTGTATAACTTGCGGCCCTTATCACATATATTTGGTCTATTTGCGATGTACCACACGACCCAGAGTACAAACGCAGATATAAATCCGGTTATTGCAGAAATCCACATCCTTTCTTCGTTTGGTAGTTTTGGCATTTTAACAATATGAAATATTTTTTAATTTACCATCAAATTTAGACATTTATTATATTTATTATAATAAATGTCTAAATTTGTAATAGTTGCTCATGTGACAAAAAGTCCGCTTGAACCGAGTATAATAGATGATGCAAGAGAATCAGGTAGTGGTGTTTTACCGTGTGTCGAGGAGCCTCTTTTTATTAATCAAAACGGTTGTATTGAGTTATGTTACACAGGTGCTTTAGGGTTAACAGGACCAAATAATTGTCTATTTGTAGAAGAACCATTTCCAGAAGTTGATTTTTGCGGAGCCATCAAACAATACGTCAACAATGAATGGGGTGTATACCGTTCTCCTGGAATTACGGAAGTCACTGTAGGATTTGGGAGTAATGGGGTCTCTCCAGGTGCTAACTATACCACTGTTACCAACGCCTTATTAGATAGCAATACATTTACAAACTGTAAATTTATAAGAATTACAGATTCTGTAGACGAAGGTGCTGACTTGAATTTAACAAGTGATGTTCTCATATACATTGACCCAGGTGTTAACTATACGGTATCAAATATAAATTTAAATGATCATAATCTTGTTTTGTTTGGAAACGAAAACCAAAATAGTAGTCAAATAACAATATCTGGACAAATCAATGGCTCGGGAATACTTTCTCTTAAATATTTAAGAGTGAATCATACTGGAACTCTACAACTTTTAAACACAAATTTAACTAGTATAAAGGTGCAAACTTGTACCTTTGATATGGGATCATCAACAGCTCCTATATTTTCGGGAGTTATACCTAAAACCTGTTTACAAGATGTAGAAATATTAAACGCAACTAACACTCAAATAGTTGCTGACCAAGGGTCTGATATTGATATCCATAATTTAAAATTAATTAATAGTCAGAGCACACCTTTAATTCAGGTTAATGAGACTAATGTTCGTCTATCTGAAATAGAATATAATTCAGCAGACGATTCTTCAATGATTCTAAATTGTCAAGTTCTTAATTTGAAAGAAACAAACAGTGGAATGTTGGATTTATCTGCAGATATGGATAATTTTATTTGGAATAATGTTAATGTATCTGGTTCCACAACTATTGGCACAGGAACTGGTGTAGATGCAACTACTGGAGGAATGGTTAATGTATTGGTTAGTAGCAGTCTTTTAATATATGTAAACACAGAGGGCGGTAGTTATTTTCAAGGATCTAATATTAATACAGGTAATATAACAGTAACTGGTGAAAACATTGATGGTAAAACTATTAACGGAAACCCCAATATTTTACTTGACAATATTGTTTGTAACAATATGACATTAACTAACATACGTTTTAGTATAGACAAAGTTCGTTCGGGATCAATATTAGATATAACAGGATCAAATAAAGGTGAAGATAACGGTGCTATTATTGGAAGTATGAGCAATGCGTTTTTTAATTTGTGTCGTCTAGATTTTGCAGCAAATGTTAAGTTTGCCAATTGTACATTAGTTACAGTATATATCAGTCCTTTGGGTAATGAAGTTACATGTGAAGATATCTTCTTTTCGTCTTGTATCATTAATCAATTGCGAGATCGTGGAGATTACACACAATTGGTTGGATGCGCGTGTGATGTATTTGGTGGTCAAAATGGGTGGTATATGTTACTAGGAGAACCTTCTGTTATATCTGGATGTAATTTACGTTCAAGATTAAATGTTGTAAAAGAAGTTCATGTATCTGCTACAACAATGGTTTTTATGTTTTTGTATGGACAATACACAGCAGGCATACCTCCTGTAAATACATTATTTCAAGGTGGTACTGCAAACGGTTCAACTTTTTCAGATATTAGATGCACAAATCAATCCGTGATTGGTCGTGTTGTTGTTTCGGCTGAGTATGATGGGGTATCCGATATTGCTCTAAACAACTTTCGGACCACTAGCAATTTAGTAATTGGTGATAATGCTGGAAATGTTGGAAATACTGTAACACAAAGGATTAATATTACTGGTAGTTTGATTAATGGTACTTTAACATTAGGAAATACTAATCAAAATCTTGATAAAATAACTGTAGGAAATTCTCAGTTAAACAATCTTACTATTCAAAATGCTAATGATTCAATTATTTCAGGAAATGTAGTTAGGGGAACTACAACTCATTCAAATACTAGCAGTGGATGTATTTATTCTGGTAACAATATCACAAATTTAAGTATCGCCTTGCCTCCAACACCTCCATTATTTACAGGAAATATTAGCAATATACCTATGAATGCCGGTGGCGGTGGTTTAACAGATATAAATAGCATAGGTAATAATATGTAAATTTAAAATCCTTTTATTTGTGATTTTTTCTGAGGTATGTTAATATTTCTTCCAACACACGTACATCAAACTTATTGTACCGCGCTATATCTTGCATAATGGGGCAATTAGCAGGATTTGTAAACTCAGAATAGCATTTCCAAGCTTTTACCATTGCCGTCATGCCAGACTTGCAATCACTATCTAACTTGGATTTTATTAACCCATGTTTTTGCATAGCTTGTGAGATTGCTTTCAGACCAAATTTAAAACAATCTTTAATGACGATTGGTTCTTTTTGGAATATCTTAGACATATCTTCCCATCTCAAAAACCCCCAGTTATGATCAATATTATTGTAACGTTTAGCATCGTTTTCTCCGAATGCTATGTCATACTGTCTGTTTTCGGATTTTTTCCAGAATTTTTTTTCTGCAAACCAATACCACAACTTGGGATTATTTTGACTTTCTACTAGATTATAAAATTCATTCATAATCCGATATTCTTCTTCATACGTAGGCGCATTACAGGTAAACCGTTTGTAGGTCCATCTAGCAGGACACACTTTTCGTTTGATTATTGGCCTGTACCATACTCCTATCATAAAAATCATATCAGTGTTTTTTTGTAGAGGTAGATCGGAAAAGGAACAAAAAATATCTGACAATGTCTCGAAATCTACGAACATTTCATTTTCAACCGTCTTCCATTCGGATTCATTATTTTTAATTTTTTTAGGCCTGATTTTATCCACATCCTGTCGATTGATATCTAAAATACTATCTATGGTCGAA